AGCAAAATTTAGTAAAACTACCTACAAGACAGTTAAACTTAAAAACGGCACCAAGAAGAAAAAGAAAATCCGCAGTAAAATTGACAGCGATTGGCAGACTTATTACGGGTCTAGTCCAGAGTTAAGCAAAGATATTGCGCAGTTAGGGGCAGAAAATTTCACTAGAGAAATACTTTTCTATTGTAAATCAAAGGCAGAATGCTCATACATAGAGGCTAGAGAGCAGTTTTCACGCAGAGTTTTAGAATCAAATGACTATTATAATGGTCATATTCAAGTGCGTGTGCATGGCTCACATATACTCAAATCCTAATAAAACAGGCCGTTAAACTACCAAATTAAGCCCGCACTGGCGACTATATTGTGCCCAAAATCCGCTCTGATGTGTGGCGGTAAGGACGTCTCTGCTTGGTAGCAGGGCAATAAATCACTATCCTTTACAGGACGACGATCGGATACGCCTATAACCGGTTTGATTTATAAGAAGAATTTAAGGCTAAATGAGTGGAGAGAAACCACGGGTTAGGTAAGCGTTTTACGTTGTTTACTTAACTGCCGTCATATAAAGACTAAGCTCGAGGTCCAGGATGACCGCCTCTGTAATGCTTAAACGTAAGGGTGATATTGTTCGACTCGGATAATGTTAATCATTTTGCCCGCTAGGGCAAAGTGTGACTGAACGATCTGGATAATATTAAAACACTTCGTGTTGTTATTCAAGATTGTAAAAAACAAAAATAGTTCGAGCGAAAGCGAAGAACAGAAGAACGCTAGTTCTTCTTAACACAGTAGATAAATATCACTATGAAAGTTCAAGAAATAATCTCAGAAGCTAATGTATTTCAATTAATAGGTAAAGGCCTTCAAGGTGCTGCCAAGTATGGAAGTAAAGAAGCTGAACTAGCAAAAGATGCTAGTAAGGTATACCACGGAGTTACTGATGCTGAAAAAGGTGCCGGCTATTGGGGACAACAAGCTGGTAAAATCAATGCGGCAGGTGCGACCAAAACAGCCGCGGCTGCAGAACGTGAAGCAATGGCTTTTGTTACAAAGCATTATAGTAAAGAAGTTATTGACCTATTTAAAAGTCTAAATTTCTATATGGTGCTTACTGAATATGGCATTGGTTGGTATAAGAACTATTCACAATTTCAAATAGATCACGATCAAGCTAAATACGATGCCGCAATGAAACAGCTAGGTGGCATCTGCATTGCTCAATGGATAGCACCCAAAGTTGCCAATCTAGTAGCATCAGTTACCGGTGCTAAAAAGATTGCCAGTGTGCTTCCTGGTATTATGAAATTACTTGGATTTAAAAATGCCGCAGTTATTACCAAGTCACTGGGCAACGCGGCTTTTCAAACAGCATTGATTAGTTTCTTTATGTTGCCCGCAGGTCGTGAATGGTTAACAAACACGTTTGGTAAACTAATTGGAGTTCTAGGTGAAATACCTGACTTAGGTCTAGCACTTATGAAGGGTGTAGGAGATATTGCTCAAGGTGGTTATAATATGGCTACTGGAAAAGATCAACTTCCTGGACCGCAAGCTGATGCAGGCAGTAAACAAGACCAAGGTGCTACTAGCGATGCTACTGGCGCCGCACAAGCACCTAGCGATCACAACAGTGACGATACCGGCTTTGTTCAAAATTATCTAGCAGGAAAATTTAAGTAATTAAAGCAACGGCATTTGTGTTGCTTTAGTTGTTTCTATATTATCTTTAATAATTTTACTCATTATTTCAAGATCTTCGTGACTGTATTTGTGCAGTAGATCGTTTATGTTTACCCCGCCACGCATAAACCAAGTGATCCTAAATAATTCTTCTTTGAATCCCTTAACTTCGTTTTCTAGCCTAACAAGATATTCTTCAATTTCTGTAGGGTTAAGCCTTGTTAGGCGCCGGCGAAAAAACTTGATTGATCTAAATCTATAGTAATTGAATCTTCATGACCGCAGGCTTCACACTTTGTAGGATTAGGAGGTATGCGCCATTTTTGATTGTTTTGATCAATGTGTTCTTTTAGCGAATCAAAAATTTCTTTATCACAGTTTTCTAAAAATTCTTTAATAAACGCATACTCTGTAACTTGAGCAGTGGGAGTTGCTATTTCTTCTACTCCTGCAATAAAAATTCTATTTTGCAAGTTACCTAATTCTTCAAACAGCCCAGACATTAAATTTTGTTTTTCTTTTTCGTCACCTAGTGATAAAATTTGAGACAATCTCTGTTGGATGCCATAATTTTCTAAATTAAAAGTAGTTGCTTCTTTATAGTTTAACGGACGAATGGTTATAGTAAGGTCTCCAATAACTACTTTTGAATCATATTGACATGTGTAAAAATACTCTAATATCTTTCCAAGATCGACATCATAGTCTGATTCTTCACTGCAATTGTTGCAGGTCTTAGATACAGTCATGTTGCTGCCATATGTTGCAATTCTTATTGCAATAAGCACAGCGTCTACATCTAAATTACTAGTGTCCCAACCGTCTGAGATAGATGGGCAACAGCTTTGAATTACTCTAGCTGTGCTTTCTCCTGTTAATAATGCATCCGGAGTTTTAATTAAAACTTCATCCATTCCAGTCATGCCAAATACAGGAATGTTTCCAACATCTCCCTTAATAACGTCTGGGCGATTGTAAACTCCTCTACTTGGTAGTTTGATGAATATTTTAGGTTGTCTAAAATATTGTTGTAGCGGGTTTTGAGCCATAAGATTCTCCGGATAAATATATAGTAATAGTATTTATATACGCACATTTTTAGGAAAAATAATAATGGCACCAAGAACAGTTGCTGAGATGACACCCGATGAGTTTGCCGAAGCTATGGCAAGGGCTCAAGGCGCTACAGGAAGATCAAATTTTAGAAGTTCAAACACAGGAAGTTCCGGTAAGAGTGGAGCAGATCAAGGATTTTCATTATTTGATGCCGCGCTAGTTGGCTCAGCAGGCAAATTAGGAGTTGCTACAGTTGCCGTAGAACACTTAGGCCGAACAATTGGTGAAAATGAAAAAATGTGGCAGGATGCCACTAATATTGGTATTAATTATAATAACGATATTATTGGTTTACGAGCTTCAATTGGTCAAACTCGGCTAGGTTATGAAGATTTTTTCAAAGCACTACAAGTAGGCCGGGATGGAATGAAACTTAATATCACTACTTTAGGTAGTGATATGACCACAGCTACTAAGAATTTTGCAAAACTGTCATCTGATTTTACTACATTAGGATTTGGAGAACAGTTAAACAAGCTAGGTTATTCTACAGAAGAATACAACGAAGTTTTAGCTCTTAGTATCAGCGGACAACGAGCTTTAAACATTGAAGGAAAAGATCCAGCGGCTCAAGCCGCCCGAGCTGCCGCGTTAGAATCTGCCGCTAACTTAGCAACTGAAATGGACAAGATTTCTAAACTAACAGGAATTAGTAGAGAAGCACAGCGCCAAAAGATGCAAGAAGATCTAATGGACGGCAGATACCAAGCACAAATTGCCTTAATGACAGCTAATGGTGCCAAAGATGTTCAAAATCAATTTGCACAATTACAAAATACATTTGCTGGAAGTGGTAAAGCTACTCAAGACTTTGTTAAAAATATGTTAGAAGGCGGACAGCTAACTGAGAAATCTATAACATTCCTTTCTGCTACTGGTGACGCTGGTAGAGAAGTAGAGGCATCAACTAAGAATCTTAAAGAAGCATTAAGAAGTAATGATCAAGAAAGAATAAAAGAAGCACAAGCTCGAGCAAGTGATGCTAATCTAAGACTTCAAGAATATGTCATGAGAAAAAATAATCTTGACATGGTTAGTTCTTATGACAGTAAACAAAATGAAGTGCTAGGTGGTATTATTGTTGCATCAGGTAGACAACGTAATGCCACAGAAAGTTTAGCAACTGAGCTTGAAAAGAATTTAAAAATTGATACTAAGACAGAAGAAGGCAGACGCATACTACAAAAAGAACAAGACGAAAGAATTAAAGCTAGTCAAAAAGGTGAAGAGCGTGTGTTTGATGCAAAGACAGGAGAATACAAAAACATAGCAGTTGAAGGTGCTAAGACTACCGCCGCTCTAATTCAAAGTCAAAACAGAGTAGCGGATACTGAAGCACTGTTATATCAAGAGTTAGGAGCGTTAAATAAAAAAATTGGTAGTAGTGCTTTTATAAACGATATAATTAAATCGACTGCAAATATACAAATAGGAGCAGATGGAAAAAAGACTACAGGAATGGATCGAGGTGGAATATTAAATTCTGAAGGTGCAACTAATGTTATTAAAAATTTAGTTGACGGAAATTATAAAGAAGTAATTAAATCACTAGGCACTGCTGGTAAAGAAGTTATAACTAACTTAGGCGGTGCGGCTCAGTCTATACTAACTGGACTTAAAGACATGTTTACAGCAGTTGGTGATTCAGTTAATAGTAAAACTGGAGTTCCAGGACGTGCAGGAGGAACACTTGCCGAAACAGGTAGTGTCACAGAACCAAAAGACGCTATTGTAAAGATCCATAAAGGTGAAACTGTGTTTAGTCCGGAAGCTACGCAGAATTTAACTAATCAATTGCAAAAAGAATTAGAAAAAACTTATCTATCTACTAACTTTGTTACAGGTGCATACCAACCTAAAAAACCTGAAGTCGATACGCAGGCAGAAAAAGACAAATTAAATCAACCCAAGAAGTCAGAAGTCGATCTGCAGATAGAAAAAGACAAATTAAATCCGCAAAATACTAATAATATTAAAACTGAGACAATGAAGTTTCCTCCAGAACTTCAAAAGCTGTATGATCTAATGGCCAACGGAGGAGTATTAGATCAAATTGGCATGGACAAGTTAAGAAGTTTTGGAGAATTAGGCGGCAAAGCATTTGAACAAGCTAATATAAAACTAGCTCGCCAACAAGAAATGCAAGAAACCCAGGATAGAGAAGATCTCGAAATGGGACAGCAGATGCAAAAATTAAAAGCAGACGCTGAACAAAAGAAAGCAGAAGCTAAGAAGCAAGCAGAAGCCGCACCTCCAGGTGAAGCAAGTTATACTCCTACTACTAAACCAACTGAAGAATTGCCAACTCGAACTGGAGCAATTACTCTAGACGAAGTAAATAGACAACTAGAAATGTTAAATAAGAGTATGGGACAATTAGTAACCTATACACATGACCTAGTTGATCATACAGATCGACAAGCTCGTTATACTAAACGTCTAAACCCAGACTTAAACAGTCGATAATGAGGCTATAAAGTAAATGACTTGGAAAAAATATTTCACCCCTGCGCCAGTTAATAGTGGTTTAAGTCCAATTTCTGGAAACACAAGCACTAAACCTGGACCAGCGAAATCAAATTATTCAAGTTATTTGCCTGATGTATATACTGGAAGTCCAAATCGTGTTGAACGTTATCAACAATACGAAGTCATGGACAGCGATCCAGAAGTAAATGCTGCCTTAGATATCCTTGCAGAGTTCTGCACACAAAAATTAAAAGACGGTAAAACACCTTTCAGTGTTAGTTGGAGACACAAAGCTACTAACACTGAAGTTAAAATTCTAAGCGAATATCTACAGCAATGGGTCAAGTTACAGCTATTTGATACAAGAATATTCCGCATAGTGCGAAATGTATTCAAGTTTGGCGATGCTTTCTTTGTTAGAGATCCAGAAAATCAAAAATGGACCTATGTAGATCCAAGCAAAATTACAAAAATCATTATAAATGAAAGCGAAGGTAAAGAGCCTGAGCAGTATGTTATTAAAGATCTTGCTCCAAACTTCCATGATCTAGTAGCAACTATGATCACTCCTAACATTAATACTAGATTAACTAATGGTGGTATAGGAACAGGCAGTGGTTATTTAGGACAAGGCGGTGCAAGTAAAGGTAATAGCCCAGGAACAAGTGGCGGAAGTCGCTTTGGAACTACCGAAACTGAACATGCTATTGATGCTAAACACATGGTTCATCTAAGTTTGTCAGAAGGTTTAGATAACAATTACCCATTTGGCAACAGCTTATTAGAAAATATCTTTAAAGTTTATAAACAAAAAGAACTTTTAGAAGACGCAATTTTAATTTATCGTATACAACGTGCTCCAGAACGTCGTGTGTTTCATATTGACGTAGGTAATATGCCAAGTCATATGGCTATGGCGTTTGTAGAACGTGTTAAAAACGAAATCCATCAACGTCGTATTCCGTCACAAACTGGTGGCGGTATGAATGTTATTGACAGTGCATACAAT